ACAGTGCTCGCACACCGGCACAGAATCAGCCACGGCACGTCACTTCGCGGGAGCGTCCGCAGCGTGGATGCCAGCGCGCAGCTGCCAGAACTCCGGGTCAGCCGTGCTCGTCTCCACCGACACGCGCAGGCTTTCCGGCTTCACCGGACCCTGCGCGAACACCTGTCGGATCATCGCAGACAGCGTGTCAGCGATGACGCTCTGATCCGCTTCCTTCGTCACCAGCTTCGCGGCGGGGTGACGGGTGACTCCGGCTGCCTTAGGCATCATGCTCTCCTCTGCGCCGCGCACGGTGCGCGATGACGCGCACGCTATCACGTGGCGACGAGAATGGCACCAGACTTCACGGGACGCTTTAGGGCACGCAGCAGCGCGGGCGCCGCAGCTGTCACGGGCGACACGTCCGGTCCGCTGCCCTTGCGGGTGAGCACGTAGCCGTCTCCCACGTCGCGCTTCCCCACGTTCTGCATGGCGCGCGAGACGCGCTCCTCTGGCGTGATGACGAGCGTGCGGTGTGTCACGCGGTCCACCAGCTCCGCCGCGCCCGTCACAGCCTCCCGCGTGTCCAGCGTGTCCACGCGCACGCCACGACGCACCAGCTCCGCCGTAACCGTCAGCGACGGCCCCAGCCCGTCCGCCACGAGGCGGTACCCCTTGCGGTGCAGCGCCTGTAGCTGGTCCGCCATCAGCTCCACGGCGCCCGTCCAGCGCAGCTCCATGTGGAGCCTGCCGTCCTCGCGCATCCCCACGGCGGTGATGGCGCCGCCCGACCTGTCGTGCTCCACGTCGTACCCGATCACCGGGCGGGCCGGGAGCACCAGTCCCGCCGCAGACTTCATGCACGCCTGCACGTCCTGCGTCGGCAGCAGCCGCGTCATCGCAGACGACGTGAACACGTTCAGGTACGACCGGTAGAACAGCGCGGGGTCCATCGTCTCGCGGTCCTTCACCAGCGTGTCCAGCGGGATCGTGTGCCCCACGGACGGGTGCGTGGCAGCCCACAGCTCGGGGTCGTCCAGCACCGACAGGTCAGCGAGCTCGCCGCTGTCGTCCAGCTCCCCGGGCGGGTAGCACTCCAGGTAGAACACACCCGCCTCGCGGCAGCGCCCGGATTCCACCAGTGCACGCCCCAGCTTGCGCCAGTGCAGCAGCCACGTGCTGTCCTCCGTGCCGCCCGCGCTGATGATGAACAGCTGACGCAGGGGACGCGTCGCCATCGTCGGACGGACAGCCGCCTCGATGTGCTGCCCGCGGAGCGCGTCGAACGCCCACGCCTCGTCGATCACCACGGCGTCCCCGTGCTTACCGTGCAGCGCTTTCTCCGTGGGCGCGAACACGCCCACCTTGCCGCCCGTGGACAGCGTGAACCGCATGGACCCGTTCGACAGGCGCTTACGCAGCGCCGTCTTCAGCGCGCTGTCCGGCCCCGTCGCCAGCGGCACCCAATCGTCTCTAAAAGTCTCCTCTGCGTCGCTCTGCGACTGTGCCGTGTACCAGCACCGCTGATCCGGCGCGCACGACGCGCGCTGTATCAGCGTGGGCAGCGTCAGGTACGTCTTCCCGCCACGGCGCGGCACGAGCAGGATGACGATGGGGAACACCATGCGCCCGTCCGGGCGCACCTCCCCGATGGTGTGGGCTGCCTCGTCCTGCCACGGCAGGAAGGTGGCGCCCATCGCGGCGGCCACGTTGACGACGGCGGGGCCGTACGTCGGCGCGGACTCATCCCGCGGAGTACACCAGCGTGGGCGTACTAGCACCTGCGAGGACACGCGCACCCTCCTGACTCTCCACGACGGCACCACCCACGGACGGCGCCACGTCGGCAGGCATCAGGCCCAGCGGGCGCAGCACCTCCACGGCGGGGCGCACGAGCTGCGCGATCACGGCAGGCTTGCGGTCAGCGTCCGCGTGGTCCACGGCCCGCATCACAGCTCGCGCCAGCGCGACGCCAGCGGGGAACTGCGTGGGCAGCTCCCCGCCCGCCAGCGCTTCCTCCAGCGCTGCCGCCGCTCCGCCCGCGGTGGGCTGCGGCTGCTGCACTGCGTCCTCCGCGAACAGAGCATCGTCAGTCATGGCGTCATGGTAGGGCCGTCGTCGTCGCGCCACACGGGAACTTCCACAGTCGCCACCGCGCTGCGAGCGATGGCGTCACGGCGGTCCACGTACTCCACGGACGCCCGGACGACCGGGGCCGTGCCGCCTCGCGGGGTCCAGAGGTGCAGCTCGCGCACCACGCCGGGCGCGAACCCGAGCAGCTGGAGCGCCTGCGCCAGCTGCGCGTGCGTCACGCGAGAGGGGACAGCCAGGAACACGCCCGGAGCGGACCGCGTGTCGTCGTTCTGCGTCATGGCTCGCACGCTACGGGACGGCCCCCACGACGCGCCCCTGACGAACCGGGACACGCCGGGGCCGCTCCGGGCACCGTCGCCCGGCGACCCCGCCCGTTCCGGTGGAGACGGGGGGTCTGTGGTGGAGGGAAGGGGGGGAACAGACACTGCGCGGGGTGTCCGCGAGGCCCGCGTCTCAAAAGATCAGCGGGCCTCGCGGACGAGCGGTGGTCGCCGGACCGCTACAGGCGGCGCCTCGCTCGTCGACAGGTCGGGACTCGAACCCGATGAGCAGCCTCTGGGATTGCACCGTTCGCCACCTACTAGGCCCCAGCCCTGCGCTTCCCGCCGCTGCTGCTACCCGGCAGGGCCGACGACCCTGCCGGAGCAGACACCCACCGGGGCCGGGAGCAAGCTCCATTGACCGGCAGGGTGGGGTCACAGTACCAGCGCAGCGCAGGTGATGGCACCGATCACGAACGTGATGAGCACGACCCGCGCGAGCAGCAGCAGCGGACGCACGAGCGCACCACGCTGGAGCCACAGGAACAGGAAGCACAGCGCGATGATGCACACCGCCCGCTCGTCGTCAGTCACAGCTGCACCGCCAGCGTCAGGCCCACCTTCTGCGCGAGGCGCACCAGGCTGTCGTCCCACGCGTCGTGCGCTGCCTTGTCCTGCGCTCGCACCAGGCAGGCGCAGCGAGGACACGTGTACGCATCACGCAGGCTGTCGTGCCACGCCTTGTGTGCAGCCTTGTTCGCGGTGCGGACCATGCACCCCTCCACGCGGCACGTGTACCACGAGGCGCCATCAGTGGGCGGGGGCGTGGGCGGTGGCAGTGCGGGGTCAGTGCTCACAGCTCACGCGTCACGTTCACCGGGCGCTTGCGCGCGTTCGTCTGCATGGCGGCACGCCTGCCGTTGCACTTCCAGCTGGCGGCACGCAGGTTGTCCTCGCCGTCGCTGCCGCCGTCCTCGCGCGTGACGATGTGGTCCACGACGGGGTACAGGTTGTGCCCCACCGGCTTGCCGGGGTCCAGCTGCTCGCCGCACTCCACGGCGTCACCCGCGTCGCTAGGCCAGCGTGAGCGCGGGTCCACGAGCACGCGGCACGTGTAGTCGTCGCGGTTCAGGATGTACTCGCGCACGCGCTTCCACCGACGCGTCCCGAGGTTCACGCCTGCGCCGCCAGCTTCGCTCGCACCCGCTGCGCACGCGTCGTCTCGCGCATGGTGAGCGTGTGCCAGTGCTCGTCCAGGTCGCTCCAGTCCACCCAGCTGATCGTCTCCTGCGTGAACCCGCTTGCGTCCAGTGTGGTTGTCGTCTCTGCGTGGGCGATCCGTTCGTGACCGCGCGGCATGTCGCAGCTGCGGTCCCTGCGGCTTGGGTGCGCCCTTCCGCACTGCGGGTTTGCGTCGCTGCCTTCCGTGTGCATCATGCTCCGCAGGATGCCGCACGCCACTGACAGCGCGCACCGAAACCGCCTCACTGATGGTGAAGGTGAGCGGGTGGGCGGCTCCCCCCCTAGCGCAACACAGACGTGTCGCGCTAGAAGGAGAGCACGCGTGCTTCACTGACGGAGCCAGGGTCACGGTATGGGGGCGCAGGTGCGCCGTGCTCGCGGCTTGCGCCGCCACGACCGGGATGCTGATGCAGGGGGCAGGGAGCGACCCCACGACGCGCTCTGCGCGCGTCCCCGCCCGGGTATGACTTGACCGGGCCCCGTACATCATCGGGACAAGCCTTGTTAGGTCCGCTCAGCGACCGCCCCTTTATACAGAGTCGGGGCCTCTGGTGGTGCGCTGTCGCGGCACTAACGACCAGCCTCCCGGGCTGGCGCGGACAAGTTGTCTAAGCGCTGCTCGCTATGCAGGCTCCGTCTCGCGCCGGTACGCGCTCCACCCACCCGAGGTGAGCCACTGCTGGAACGTCATGCCGTTATCACGTCGCCACTCAGCCGTCTCGGTGGCGTACCCCAGCGCTGCTGCTTCGCAGGCTGCGTCGTCCACCTGACGCTTCAGGTAGTAGTCCTCCACCATCGCCCGGTGCAGGCAGGACGCCCGGCACTGGCGGACGGTGGGGCAGGGCATCAGGCGTCGTCGCCCGTGCGCGCCAGCTCCGGGCTGTACAGGGGCGCTCGCGTGCGCTCACGGCGCTCCAGTCGCGCCCGTCGCTCTGCTGGGGTGCGGTCACCGGCCCCGGCCAGCTCCCCGACGACGGCCCGCACCTGCGCAGGCACGTGGTCAGCGACGATCATGGGCAGCTGATCCCGCTCCGCGTTGCGGCGGCGCTGCGCCTCCATTGCCTTGTCGGTCAGCTCGCGCTTGCGTGCTCCGCGGGCACGACGAGCCGCCTCGCGGTCAGCCAGCTCGTCATCACGACGACGCTCGCGCTCCGCGGCGGCGCGGTTGGCTGCGGCACTGGTGGGCACGTGGCCCAGGAAGGTGTGACCCATGCTCAACTCCGGGGAAGGTGTGCGGCTGGCTAGACCGCGGGGCGAGACTCCTGACGCACTGTCTACACGCCGTCACTCGATTGCGCTAGCCCTACGCCGCGTGTCCGTCGTACAGTGAGGGCGCTCCTCCGGATGGCTCCGTGGGACTCCCGAGACGGCCCCCGCCACACGGCGGGGGCCGTCGTCGTCTCAGGCTGCCCCGTCACCGGGCTGCGCCGCAGGCGTTTGGGCGTTCTGGACACGTCGCAGGATGGCGGCAGCCGTGCCCGCCTCCGCCTCCACGCGCCCCGTCTGCGCCCGCGCCAGCAGCTGCATCACCAGCGTTGCCGTGGACGTGACCGCGCCGATGCAGAGCGTCACGAACGTGAGCACCGGGGCGGGGTCCACCCCGGCTGCTGCCAGCTGCGTCACGCGGTCGCCCAGGAACGCCACGAGCGCACCCAGCACGACGACGCCCACGCACACCACCGGGGGCGTGACCACGCGGTCCGCGTAGCTGTAGGGCAGGACGCGACGGCGCCCTAGCGACGGATCAGGCTGCTGCGTGCGCTGTCCCACGTGTACCTCCCCAGCCGCTTGTCCCGACGCAGGTCGGCATCCTGCTGGTAGCGCCCCACCAGCTCCGCCACCTCGCTTGTGTACCTGTCGGTGCCCGGCACGTCCCGCCAGCCGCGCCCACGCAGGCGTGCGAGGAAGGCTGCGATGTGCTGCCGGTCGGCTGCGTAGTAGCCGCTGTGGACGCGAGGGTCACGGCTCTCCGGTCCGAACCAGTGACCCAGCGGCAGCGGGAACTCCCCCAGGTCCGCGGTTTCACGTGGAGCAGCGGGCGGCAGGGGCAGCTCCAGCACGGGCGCCAGCGGGGCGTCAGGCTTGATGACGGGCAGCGACAGCGTGGTCGTCTCCACGATGTTGCGGGCCTTGTCCAGCAGCGTCCGGATGCTGATGGACCCGGGGTCGCCGTGGGCGTTCTCCGGGACGTGCATGTGACCCAGCCAGCCCGAGTACCCACGCCACTGCTCCGGCGTCAGGCGCACGTCGTTGTCCTTGCCGTACGACGACGGCAGCTTGCCGTCGTTGTAGTCCTTCCACTGCACCGACGACGACAGGGGCACGCCGGTCTCCACGTGGACACGCGCCATCACGCCCGCCACGTACGACAGCTCCTCTCCGGTCATGCCAGGGAGATACAGCCAGTCGTTCCGGACCGCGAGGTCCAGTGAGCACGTGCCGACAAGCTCCAGCTGCACGACGCCCGCGCGGTTCGTCTCTACCCCGCCCGCCTCATTCCGCAGGGCACGCCCGGCGCGGCTGAAGGGGATGTGCTGCCGCGTCTCGCGGGCACGAGGGTTGACGGTCAGGTGGGGGGCCGTGCCGGAGCCGCTGTCGTACGCGGGCCAGCCGTTGCCCTCCGTGGAGTGCAGGACGCCCACGCGCAGGGCACGGGTGGGGGCGCCACCGTCCGGCTTGTCGTCGCGGACGGCGCCCGGGAGGTAGTCGCCCATCAGGCGGACAGCCTGACGAGCTGGAAGGTCGGACGACGGTTGCTGGTGTTGACCCACCCACGGGCGTTGTTGCCGTACGGATCACCCGTGCCGCTCGTCCCCAGCACGCTGTCAGCGCCGCCCGTAGACACGATGTCAATGGTGTCGTTCACGGCACACTTTGTCGTGAACGTCAGCGCCTGCGCGCCAGAGTCCGTGCTGTCCAGAATGGAGGTACCGATCCACACCACGCTTCCGTTCTTACGCACTCCGAACCGCGGCCTACTGGACTGGTTGTTCTGCCAGTTCAGCGTCACTTGCCACACGCCCGCGCGCTTGATGGTCGCCACGCCGGTGCTATCGACCAGCGCTCCGCCCTTCAGGTCGGTCGCGCTGACCCAATCGCCATCGTCACCCATCAGCGTGTCGGGCACCCACCCGCCGACACGGTAGTGAACCGTGCCATTGATGTTGCCAATGTTTGTGGTGACAGCACCCACGGCAGACGTGATGGTCCAGCGGCGCCCCGTGACCGCGCCAGCCGCCGCCACTTTTGCGTCCAGCGCAGCCACCGCAGCGTTCGTGAGCCCCAGCTGGTCCGTCACGTACGCCTTCAGTGCGTCCAGCACGTCCGCTGTGCGCTTGCTCAGAATCCACAGAGCGCGCGGCCTGTTCGTACCCTTCGCGTAAGCGGTGCCCGCCGCGGTCAGCTCGAACACCTCGCCGTCAATCGTCTCCGTTGCCACGTCAGCCGCCTCTCAGGATGGTCGTATCGTTGTCGGGACGGCGCGTGCGTACGCGCATCCGTCCGGCTGTCAGGTCGAATGACACGGCGGACGCCAGGCACAGCTCCTCGCCACCTGACAGCAGCTGCGCCGCCACGGTGTGCCCCGGGCGCAGCCAGTAGTGCGCTATCCCTTCCAGCTCCAGTGAACGCCCCAGCGCCAGCATCCGGGCCAGAATGGAGGACGCAGCCACGTCCGCAGCCGCCTGCGTGGTGGCCGCCTCACGGTCCTCGCTGTACGTGACTCGCCCCCCCGCCACGTCCGGCGCGTAGGCACCCTGCGCCACAGCCGTTCCCACGAGGCTGTGATCCTCCGTCACAGCGATGACGCTGGTGCCGCTGGCGTTGTACGTGGCAAAGCTGTCATTGAACTTGCTGGAGGCTGCGTCACGAGCCGTCTGCGCCTGCCCCACCCGGATGCGCGCCACCGCCTCTGCGGACGTGGACCCACGGGCGATGGCACTCTGAAGTTCAGCCTGACGGTCAGACAGGTTGCGGTCAGCGATGGACAGCGCCGACGCGTCCTGCTGTGACTCGTTATAGAGCTTGCCGTCTTTCTCGTGCGTGATGGTCTGATACGTGACGGTCTGCCACGTGTACCGCAGCTGCACGGCGTTATACCACCCCGTGCGCGTCAGCACGGTGGAGCTGCCCGTCAGCGTGCCGCGCGGCCCCACCGCCAGCGACGCGCGAGGCGTCCCCAGAACGGGGCGCGGCGTCAGGTGCCACCCTCGCAGCCCGTCGTTCCACACGTCAGCGTTCGCGCGGTCGCACCAGTCGTCCACCTGCGTCCAGTAGTCCTGCGTCTCCAGCACCTGCGCCACGACCATGCTCGTTGCGGGCAGCGTGTTCTCCACCAGCTGTGGGACGTACCCCAGCGCGCGCGTCAGCGTCTCCATGATGGCGCTGGTCACGTCCGGGGGAGCGGCGTACGCCGCGGGAGGACGAGTGCTCAGGACCGACGCCTCATCACCCTGCGCCGTCAGCGTCATGGTGTTGGACGGGCGGTCCACCACGCGGTCCGTCAGCAGCACGTCAGCCACCGGCTGAAGGTCCGCGCCGTCGGGCCGCAGGTACCCAGCGGTCAGGTACAGCCGCACCCCGGTGCGCGGGTCCAGCCGGTCCAGCACCGCCTGATCCTCGGGGACGTGGACCGTCACCGACAGCACGCACCGCGGCGCGCGCTGCTCGTCGAACGTCAGCACACCGGACACCAGCTCCAGCGCCACGGGCTGTGCCCAGCTGGCGTGCGTCGCCATCAGCGAGGCGCCCTGCCCCAGCGTGTAGGGCAGCAGCTGCGCCGTGTCCTCACGGTACGGAGCGCTCACGTGGCGCGCTCCGTACGTGCATCCAGGTCCGCCAGGGTGGCGTACGGGAGCGACGCCTGCGCGATGGTGAGATACCGCGCGTCCACGTCACGCAGCAGCCACGCGTCAACCGTGGTCAGAGCGGACGGCTCCACCTCCGCGTACGTGAGCGTCACGGTCCACTTCTGCTGCGTCCCAGACGACGGCACCGGGGCAGCGTCGTTCGGAGCGTCATCCTTCAGCGTGCCGATGTGGTACAGGTCGGAGGCTGCGTACTCCGGCATACGGAGCAGCACCGCAGCCCCGTCCGCGTACAGCTTGCGGAGTGCCACCGTCTCCGCGTACGTGGAGCACGCGTACGACAGCGTGCCGCGACGCTTGCCCATCCCGTACGTGGTGAACACGAGATCAGCGCGCCCAAGGATGGTGTGTTCCGTGGCGGTCAGCGTCGTGCCTGCCGTCATCGTCTCCACGACCGGGGACACCTTCACCGTGGGGTCGAACACCCGACGCACCTGCGGCCCCACCCCGGCAGCGGTCACCTCCGTGGACGCGTCGGACCCCGCGCTGTCCATCGCCAGGTAACGCACGAGCCCGCGCAAGGGCGCCTCATAATCGATCCACGTCGTCGGGGCACTGGCGGGGCGTCGCACCACGCGCAGCCCGTTCGCGTCCAGACGCGTCACGGTCACGTCAGCGGGCGTGACCGTCAGCTGCACACCGTCAGCGACCGGCGCCGCGACGATGGCGGTCACGGACGGTTCCTCAGTGCCATCGCCTGCTCCTGCCTGATGAGGCTCCGCTCCTGCACGTCCACCGTCTGCGTGATCTTGTCTGCGTACACTTCCTTGATCCGATCCCTGATCTTCTTAGCGGCAGACACCGCGTCGTCAGAGCCGCGCGCGATGCTGTCTGCCAGCTGCTTTGCGAACTCCTCGCCCAGCGTCTTACCGGCGTCCGCCACGACCGTCTTACCGTCCAACAGCGCTGTGCCCACGCCGTCCACACCGGATGCCGCACGACGCTTCATCAAGTCCTCAAACCGCGCCATTTCCTCATCGCTGGCGTCCACCAGCTGCTGCACCAGCGGGGCGCCTTCCGGGCCCAGCTTTGCGAGGTACTCCAGCGTCTCGTCCGACACCTGACCCGCCAGCCGCGTCATGTTTGACTTCCAATTCTCCGCGGCCTGCACTTGCTTTTCCAGCGTGTCATTCACGTCCGTCAGAGAGGCGCCCGTCTTATCCGCGTAATCTTCCCAGCTGTCCGTGGTGTCTTTAGTGGCGTCAGCCGTTTTTTGTGCCATCGCTTGCACAGTCTCCTGATACGCCCCCGCGGGGTCGCTGAAGTCTGTGACCGCCTGGCTGTACGCTTCTTGCGTCTCACGAGCGCGCTCCTGCGTCTCGCTTGTCTGCCCGAGCGCTTCCTGGTAGAGCTTGGTCGTCTCGCGCGCGGCGTCTGCGTTCTTCCCCAGGTCTGCCGTCGCCTCTGACAGCCCCAGCGTCTGCCCCACAGACTCCAGCAGCGCAAACCCGAGCGCGCCCTGCCCGTTGCTCTGCTCGTCACGAGCGCGCACGTAGGCTTCCGTGGCTGCGGTCACTTCATCGATGGCGTCACGGTTGCCAGCCTGCGCGCGCACCAGCACGTCCAGGCCGATACCCAGCGCGTCAGCGTCCTTCTTCAGCGCCTGAAGCGTCTTCCCCTGATCCTCCAGCCCGTCCAAGTACTCACGGGTGGCGGTGTCAGCATCGGTCGTTCCTGACTCCAGCGCCTGAATGGCAGCCTTCAGCCGGTTCGTTTCCTCGCGCGTGCGCTCCTGCTCCGCGCGCAGGGCGCCCAGCCCCACCGCGGCAGCGATACCGACCGCGAGGCCGATGGGCCCGAACGCGGCAGCCGCGTTAGCTGCCACCTCCTGAAAGCCGTCGACGATGGAGGACGCGCTGCCGTCGAACGACGCGGCTACTTCGCGGGCGGTGTCGGTGCCCTCTGCGCCGAACTCCTTCACGCGGTCCTTCGCGTTCGACAGCCCGTCGCCCACGTCGTCAGAGGCTTCGCGGGCCTGCTTCGCGGCGTCCTTCGCGCGGTCGAACGCGTCACGCAGCTTCGCGCCCAGGTCGTCGGAGGCGTCCCCGTTCGCCTTCAGCTCGCGCTCTGCGTCTTTCAGCGCTTGCTCAAGGTCGTCCAGGTTGTCGTCCAGCTTGTCAGCTGCACGCGCGGCATCGTCCAGCGCCTCGTCTGCTGTCTTCGCGTCGCGCGCCAGGTTGTCCAGCTGCGCGCCTTTGCCCAGCCCGTCCAGGTTGTCGTCCGCTCTGTCGGCGGAGCGCGCCACGTCGTCCAGCCCTGCGGCTGCCTTGTCGGTGTGGAACTGATCGGTGTCTGTGACGAAACGCGCGGTAAGATCACGGCCCTTGTCAGCCACGACTTTGCTCCCATTCCTCTAGCACGACGCCCAGCACACCTAGCCAGCGGTCGTACGTGCGCTCCGCCTCGCGGCTGAACGTGCCAAAGATGTAGTGCCCGCCCTCTCCGGCGAACTGTGCGGTGGAGCGGCGGGTGCGCGAGCCGCCACGGGAGCTGCGCCCGCGCGCCGCGTTGCGGATCAGTCGCTCCGCGCGCTGCGGGCGCGTCCCGCTGCCGAACTCCAGCCCGTACACGAGATTGCGTCCAGAGCCGCCACCTGACACCAGCTTGCGGGCGCCGCCCACGCTGATAACAGGCTCTGCGTTCACGCGTGTCTTCACCTGCGCCGACAGCGGCTGCGCCATGCGCGAGCCCGAGCTGTACGCCTGACGCACCTCCGTCGCCAGCGGCTCCGCCACACGCTCCTGCACTTCCTTACCCGCTACCTTGCGCGCCTGCGACGGCAGGCGGCGCAGGTCACGGGCTGCGTTGCGGGCTGCGTCCCCGAACGCGGACCGGATCGGCACCGCCTGCCGCCGTTATCAGGACGCCGGGAACAGCGCGGTGAGCTGCTGCTGCGTCAGCTTCTCCGGCTTGCCCGTCACACCCAGGTTCACCGTCGCCGTCAGCGCCGCGTTCACGCCGGTGCCACCCACGGCGCCCGGGAGCAGCCGGGGGGTCAGCACCTTCCACGTGAGCCCGAACCCGGACCGCGGCGTGAAGTACAGCGTGGCAGCCTTGCCGTCCGTGTCGAACAGGTAGTTCGACAGGCTGTCCACCGTCTCCCAATCCTGCGCGTACGTCATCGCGCACGCCCACGACGGGGTGCCCACGGAGCTGAACGACCCCGCGGGGGAGAGCGTCTGGAGCTGCGTGGTGGCAGCCGTGGGCGTCAGCACCACACCCGTCAGCGCCTGCTTAAAGTTCTTTGACGCCACGTCAGCGTTGCTACCGTCCTTCGTGACGGCCCACAGGTCCACGTCGTTCAGGAAGATCGGAGCCAGCTTCAGCTCCGTGGGGCGTGCAACCATTACAGTTCCTCCAGGTTCAGCGTGATGGAGTACGCGGGATACGTCTCGTCACGGATGGCGTAGACGGCGCGCGTCCAGCGCAACCCGCCTGACGTGGTGGTGAGGCAGTCCAGCAGCGCGGACAGCATGGCGTCCAGCTCGCCGTCCTCGTCCGCTTCCTGATACGGGCTGATGAGGTGGAGGGACAGCTGGTGCCCTCTCCGGTTGCCGCCGCCGTCAGCGCGCGTCAGCTCCTCCATCAGCATGTCGATCACGTAGCACGGGAGGTCCGCCGTGATGGTGCGCCGGAACGGCACCACCTTGAACTCCGGCACTCCGTTGGGGAACGCGTCGCTGTCGCTGTCCAGCAGCGCGTTCAGCGACACCGGGTAGTGCTCACGCAGGAAGGCAGCCACCAGCTCGCGCAGCTGCCACGTGGTGCCGTTCGGCTCTGCCATCAGCACACCCCCGGCAGCACGCGGGGCGGGCGCAGCAGCTGCTTCACCACGCCACCCAGCGGACGGACACGGATCACGTAGCCGTCCGCGCCGATGGTGTCCGCGTTGTCACGACGGTGCGCCTGCCACGTCTCGCGCGCCTGAAGGTGCAGCGCCTCCACGTAGCGGGCCGGAGGCGTGGCACCGTCCGCCAGGGAAGGGGCGTACGACTCGCACACCTCCTGCGCCGCGTCGAGCACGCGCTGTGCCACGACGTTGTTCGTCGGGGCGTCTTTGTACTCCAGACGCCACGCCTCCACGGTGGACCACACCACGTCGGCTCTCCTGTCTCACAGAGGGACGGACGGCGGCGCGTGGGGGGCGCGCCGCCGTCCGGGATGGTGGGGTCAGTCGCCCGCGGTGATGTCCGCGTACGCCAGCCCGTCCGCGTTCGCCTCGATGTGGTAGTAGCCGTAGCACGCGTGGTCCACACCACCGCGGGCGATGTCCAGAGCGTCGGCGCGCAGCGGCGTCTCGCCCAGCTCGCGGAAGGTCACAGCGCCCTTGATGAGCCCGACGATCTCGCCCGCCTTCAGGTCCGTGCGCGGGATCACCCTGAACGTGTCCACGGTGCCGTTCTCCAGCCCGAGACTCTGCGACAGGAACGCCAGGCGCTTGTCCTGCGGGGTGAGCAGCATGGACCGGTACACGTCCTTCGCCACGATGGCGGACGTCATGGCGCCGCGGTCGATCATCGACAGCGCGAGGTCCACGACGGCGGACGTGCCCTTGTCGATGTCAGCCGGGACGACGCCCGGCGTGATCGTGGTGAGCTTCGCCTCCGTGATGAGCTTGGTCAGCGCCTTCTTGTCCGTCTGGCGGGCGTAGCTCTCCGCCATCGCGCGGTAGTACGCCTCAAAGAACGCCGTGTCACCGAAGTCCACGTGAGCGCGGTCAATGTCGTGACCGCCCGCCAGGCGGGACGCCTTCTCCTCGTACTCCTCGTACTCCAGCACGTCGCTGGGAATGTTCGCCTTGTCACCAGCGTAGTCAGCCATGTACGGCTTCTTGACCCAGCGCCAGCCCTTCACGCGCAGGTTCGTGAGGTTCGCCTGGTTCAGCAGCGGCACGATGACGCGGGTGTACGGCTGCGCGGACCACAGCTCGCCCAGCCAGGCGGGCGGGCGCGTGATGCTGGTAGCCGTCTCCGTGATGTCGGAGAGCGCAGCCACCATGCGGCGAGAGCGGTCGTCGCCGGAGCTGAAGGTCGCCAGCAGCCGCATCACGTCGTGCATGGAGTGCTCACGCTGGCGGCGCTGCCCGTTGGCTCCGGGCGCGCCAGCGGGACGCTGTGCCGCGCCAGCCGGGCGCGGGTTGCCAGCGGAGCGCCGGCCAGCAGCCAGGCGGGTGCCGCCGTCCTGCGTCTCGTCCTCAGGGTCCACGCTGTCGTCCTCCGTGTTGTCATCGACGGGCTGCCCGTCGCGCTCCTCTGCTGCCGTCTCACGGGTGGTCCGCGTGTACGTGACCACCACGTGCTCACCCGTCTCCGGGTCGTCGTACTCCTCCGTGGAGGTGCTGGAGCTGGTGGAGTCGAAGTCCGCCAGCAGACGCTCCGGGGTGCGGTCGTCGGTCAGGTCCACCGCGGGGGCGGAGGCGGTCAGGCGAGCGCCGTCGAACGCGGGCCGGACCGGGAACGCCACGGCGTCCAGACGGCCCGCGGTGATCCGGCCCTGCGCGTCGATGGCGATGGGCTCCAGCTCCACGCTGATGCCGGTCCGGGTGCCCGCCGCGAACTCCGCCAGCAGCCGGTCCCCGGCAGGGTTGGCAGCGGCGCGCCAGCTGGCGTGCAGCCCGTCCGCCTCCTCCCACACGCGGGTGAAGGACGCAGCCTCACCGGACCCCACCTCGCGGGCGGGGTGCTCCAGCGCAGCGCACAGCCGGGACATCGTGGCGGGCACGTCGATGACGCCGGGCGACACCGTGACCGTCCCGAGGTTCGTCTGTCCGGGCTGACCGTAGGGCAGCATCAGCCCTCGCAGCTCCCGGTTGTTATTGTTCGTGTCGGAGGCGGTGAGCCTTCCGAGCACCGTGAGACGTGTCACCCGTGTGTCCTCTCAGTCCGGGGTGGCTGCGCCGGTCGGCGCAGGGATAGCAGCGATGAGCTGTGCCAGGTCGAACGCGACGCGCTTACCGCGCGGCACCACGTCGTCCTGCGAGAGTCGGGCAGCGATGGCACCCGTGTACGCGTTCAGGCACCTGTCCACGTACTCCTGATTGCGCCCCTGCGTCGTCTCATACGTCAGGGACGCGTTCACGTTCGACGCGTCCGCCATCGCTGCCGGGATGCCGATGAGGCGCAGGCAGTCCACGGCGGAGGCGTTGCGAGCTTGCACGAGGAACCCGTTATCGGCGGCCTGCCCGTGGTCTTTTGTCTCGATGTCACGGGGCGTCCACGCCACCGCGCCACCACGCGCGGACCGGGCCAGCTTCCACGCAGCCAGGTACGCCTTAATCTCGTCGTCTGACAGCTCGCCGTCTCCGACGTAGTGCAGCTCCGTGATGGCAACCGGGTTGGCGGCGCGGTCGCTGACCGTCTCCTCCAGGTCCAGCGCGACGCGGAGCGTGTTGCCGCCGTTCTTGTTCAGGATGCCCTCGTGCGGCCCCGTGAACAGCAGCACGTCGTCAGGGTTGACGTACGTACCGCGATAGGTGATGAACCCGTCAGCGTCTAGCTCCCAGTCATCCCACGGGATACGCACCCCGTCAAGGATGGGACCGCGGCTGCCGTCGCTGGTGGACCCACGGATGACGCCCCACAGCGAGATGCCGTGATAGATCAGGTCATCCACCGTCCACAGCATCCGGTGCCACGGCGTCTGCGGACCGTCCGTGCGCGTGAGCCACGCGGGCTGCACGGTGTCCACCGCGTCGTCGCGGAGTACCCGCAGGGGGCACCCCGCGATGTCGGTGGAGACGAGCAGCACGCCACGGGAGACGGCGGGGATGCCGCACGCCTGCCCACGGGACAGCGGGAACTTCACGTCAGCGCCGTAGAGATCACGGATCACGACGCGCTGAAGGTCGCCCCTCTCTGACCACGGAGAGACGACAGCCTGCGGCGCGTAGACCGCGAGGTCACGTGACGCCGCGTCGATGACGGGGTGTCTCGTGACACCCAGCACGCGCCCGAACGCGCTCAGTACACCCACGCGGAGCACGCTCGCAGACGACGGCGGCCCCCGTGCCGAGACACGGGGGCCGTTACACGTTCGTTACTTGGGGTGTCGCTCGCACCTCGCGTCTCCGCGCCACGTCGGGGCGGCACAGACGGCGCAGGGCACGGCACGCTCACGCGGTTGCATCATGCTGACACGCTAGGTTACGCGTTACTTAACGTCAAGCGTTACGCGTCTGTGACCGAACAGTCTAAAGACTGTTGGCACGCGGACGATAAGTAATGCATGAACGCACACCTGAAGGAACTGACCGCCACGACGATCGGCGCGCTGCTGAAGGCGACCGCGGACGCAGCGCTGGTGCAGCACGCGGACGGCTCGCTGGACGTGGTGCCGTCGCTGTCCGCGGACCCCGTGCCGGACACCACCGTCATCCTGCGCCACCCCGCCCGCCAGTGGGCGGACGAGCTGGTGGACGCCGCTCGTGATGAGGCGGAGACGCGCGGCACCAGCACCCATCACCGCGTCCTGCACGCAGCCGCCGCCGCGGAGGCCCGCGCGGAGCTGGCCGCGGAGCTGGAGCGCGAGGTGGTGCCCACCCCTCCCGCGGCGCCGCTCGTGCCGGAGGGTCACGTCCTCATCACGACGGCGCAGCTCGCCGCGTGGGCCGCTCTGCTGGACGAGCTGGAGCCGCTGGTCCTGACGCACCGCCTGTCCGCCTGACCACCACCCCGCCGCACACCACCACCACGAGGAGAGCCACCGTGAACACCACCGCCACCCGCAAGCCTGCCGCTGGTCCCACCGTCGTCAAGGCGCTGTCCACCCGCACGATCACGTGGTGGGCGTTCAAGCGCCTCGCGCCCGGCACCACGCTGACCCTGTTCTGCCTGTACGCCGTCCCCGCCATCGTCCACGCCACCGGAGCCTGACGCGCACAACAGAGCGCCCCACCCCGTCGCAACCGGGGTGGGGCGCTCTGCTATTTACGGGCAAATCCGGGACACGCACAGTCTGGCGCGAGACAGATGGCACCCGCGCCGGTCACGGTGCCGCCGCCGATGCTCACAACAGCGTGCCATTCACGCGAATGAGCACAGTGCTCGCACACCGGCACAGTGCTCGCACACCGGCACAGAATCAGCCACGGCACGTCACTTCGCGGGAGCGTCCGCAGCGTGGATGCCAGCGCGCAGCTGCCAGAACTCCGGGTCAGCCGTGCTCGTCTCCACCGACACGCGC